TGGGAACCGAAAATTCTTACGAATTGACGATCCTGAAGCGAAGGTTAGAGTAGTGGGATGTTACGATTACATCTCTCAACTAGCCTTAACACCTTATTCTGAGTGGGCATTTGATCGGTTAAGAGAAATCAAAACTGATCGAACGTTCACTCAGGATCCGGTTATCCTTGATAAGGAGGACTCGGAGAGCTATCATTCATTGGATCTTAGCGCAGCCACTGATCGGTTTCCGATCGACCTGCAATGTCAGTTTTTAACTGAAGTCGCAGGACCAGCATTTGCTGGGGCTTGGAAGAACTTAATGGTTGCTGAGCCGTTTATTGCCCAATATTGGGTTGGTAAACGATCCAGAAAACTCGTTAGAGAATTAATTCACTATCGAGTTGGACAGCCAATGGGTGCAAGATCATCCTGGGCAACCTTCACATTGTGCCATCATATGGTGGTTCAATATGCAGCGTACCAGAATGGATTGTATCCATTTGAGAAGTATCTGTTGTTAGGTGATGATGTCGTAATTTACAACGACAAAGTCGCCGCAACCTATACTGATCTGATTGAGTCCTTAGGGGTTGAGATATCTCCGAGCAAATCCCATGTGTCGAAAGACACGTATGAGTTTGCAAAGAGATGGTTTCAAAATAATATTGAAATCTCCCCTGTTCCAATTAGTGGTTTCTCTGCCAATACAGGTAATCCTAAGTTATTGTATTCACAATTACTTGAGCTTATCTATAAAGGTAGAGGGCCTCGATCCTTGATATCGTCAATCGACGTAATGGTGAACCTAATTCAGCGTTTAACAACGCCGAGTTCGGGGCACTTTATCGACTCGATTTGCAATGGTGGATTATTTAAACAAGAGCGGGCTTATAGCCCAACTCAAGTAAAATTGTTCACTAGAGCATTCGAAGAGTTACAATTAGTATATCGTAATACTAAGAGTTTCGACTTCGCTTTATCGAGATCTTTTATGGCTAATGCCACAAAAGATAATGACTATATCTTACCTCACAGTGAGGGAAGTCTAATCCAGGAATGGACTAGAGCCTCAAGTGGGGTAGTGAATGGGA